ACGAGATTGATGACCTATACCAATATGTTCATCATCGACGTGCAGCCGCTCGATACAGTGAAGACGCGCTATGGGTTGGAGGCTACGGTAGAGTTTCAGCAGATATTCCTTTTCAGCGTGGCAAGCCAAGCGGTGAGCGCACGACAGCAGACGACGGACACGACGACGTTAGGGCAGACCAACCCCACGCCAGTACCCGCAGGCGTGACGGCACAGCAGGGGATGCCGTCAACGTCAACCAGAGCTCCATCTCCGGCGGTAATCCAACAGCAGACGGGAAAGGTTATCGGCGCGAGTGTTCCCGCCGCCGCCGCAACTCCCGCCGTAAACAACGGCATCGCAGGGCCGGATAGCAGTTGGGGATGGCAGAACGTGATGGGCAACCTAAAGGATATGTGGAACGCACTCTAATGAGCCAAATCATCCCTTTGACGAATGCTCCAAACCAGACGCTGAATGTCTCCCTGAGCGTCGATGGGAACGTGCTGCGCCTCACGCTATTCATCACCTACAGCGAAATGGCTCAATACTGGGTGATGTCGGTATCGGACTCGGCGGGGAATCTTCTTCTCTCATCCATCCCGCTCATCACCGGCGCGTGGCCTGCGTCAAACATTCTCGCTCAATTTGGCTATCTCAAGATCGGGAGCGCATACGTTTTGAGTCTCGGCAACGTTCCGGATGACTACCCGAACGCTGACGAACTTGGAGGATCGTTCGTTTTACTTTGGGACGATACGGCGGTTTAGAGATGAGCGCGAACCCATACAATCCGGTGTCGCAGATTCCCATGATGGGGCGCAAGTGGAGTCTGACAATTCAACCACCGCCGAACGTGGGCGGGACGGAGTATGTGTTTAGCGGTCTAGGAAACATCCCGGAGCCGATGCGGATTGTCTTCGAGGTCAGCTTGAGTGGATACCTGGACAACAGTTCGGGAATCTGGACAGCGCGAATCGACCTCTACAACCTGAGTAAAGATGATGCTGTGGCGATTCTTGCTTATGGGCAGGGCGCGTTGGTCACGCTTGCCGCCGGGTATCAAGAGCAAAGCAGTCCATTCGGGATTATTTTCGAGGGTGAAATCTATGAGGTTATTTATGAACGACCGGACGTGTACGACTCGAAAGTGTCGCTTGTCTGCTTTACTGGACTCGGCGAGATACTGCAAAACTACTGCGTTCTTAAGGGCGATCCGCAGATGACGCAAGCCGCTCTGATTGCAAAGATGGCATCAGGGTCTAAGACTCCAATAAAGCTCGACCCGAATCTTTCCTCTACAATGTCGTCTATTGTTCCCAAAGGTAACATCCCCGGACTGAATACGCAGATGCCTCGCGCCCGCGCTATCTTTGGCGACCCGATGAAGACTATATCGCGGATGGTTACAGCAAGCAGCCTGCTTTCTTGGTACTCACCCTCTGGTCTGGGAATCTCGACTCTATCGCAAGACCCAAACAATCAGGTAACGATCACCTATACATCAACCACTGGCATTCTCGGAGTACCACAGCAGACGCAGAATGGGGTAAACTTCGTAGTCGCGCTAGACCCCCGACTCCGCGTGTCAACCAATCCCCCGATGCTGGTCAATATCGCCAACTCAATAATTCGGCGTTTGCAGCAAGCACCTAACGGATATAGGGCTATTCTCACCACAGATGCGGGTATTTATTCAGAGGGAACGTATCAAGTAAATGGACTGCAATTTCGCGGTGATAGCCGTGGAAACCAGTGGGAAACTGAGATTGTTGGACTGACTACAATCGGGGGTAAGGTGGCAATGATAGACGATTCAAACACCCCAGACGTTACTTACGATCCGCGCAGCACGACGATAGGACAATGAGATGAATACTAAAGCACAAAACCTTGAAGTCCCATGTGTTCCTGTAACGCCTGAATCCTTATTCCTAACTGTTCGTCCGACTCGCCGGGTTTTCTCTGTAAGCAAAGCATATCAGCGACGGCATCAACTTTGGATTTCCCTGGCTGACAGATTCTGGCTGCAAAACTCTGTATGTCTTTTGGTTCGCCAAACAGCGTCTTTGCTTTTCTCATATTCACTCCCCCCGAAGTCGGATGCTTCCTGGCCAAACATTGGCTCCGAACCATGCAAGGAAGATAGCAAGCGCGGGCCAAAACCCTATCGCAAGTATCCCGTATATTCACTCTCTCACAATCATAATGTTTACAGCGTACTCCATCTCGTACCCTCTGTCAAGTGCAATCTTGAGGCCGCATAATGAGCTTTCCCAGCACTCCAATCCAGCATCGCCTCAAGGTTCGCAGCGCACCGATCATGCTTGCGCTGCATCAATTCGAGTGCGAGTTGCGGTGCCACATGCCCGCGATTGTTGTAGCGAATCCGCAGGGGCTGGCCTTTGATCCCGTCAAGTTGACCGTATCCGTACAGCCCGCGATTCAGGAAGTGATGCGCGTCAAAGGTGCCGCTACTACGGTTACGCTTCCGATCTTGGATGACGTGCCAATCAAGATTCCAAACGGCGGTGGATTCTGTTTGACGTTTCCTATTGCTATCGGAGATGAGTGCGAGCTTTCGTTTCAGGATATGGCGTTCGATCTGTGGTGGCAGAAGGGCGGCGTGAACCAACAACCTGGAGGCCCGATCTTCCGCCATGCAATAGGTGACGCGATGGCAGAGTTTGGACCGCGCAGCCAACCGAATCCAATCCCTAACTACTCGACTACATCGGCGCAACTTCGCTCGGTTGACGGAACGGTTGTAGTCGATCTTGCAGAGACGGGAATCACCCTGATAGCTCCGGTGGTCACGCTGGGCGATAGCGGTACAGCGCAGCCTCTGGTCAACGGGGCATGGCTAACGTGGTTCACTGCCAACGTGCAACCCTTCCTTGTTTCTAAGGGGTACGCTGGCCCAACGATGCCCACTGTATCATCTACTCAGATAGTAAAGGGGCAGTAGTGAGCACATCTCCGACAATCATGGTGCAGCAGAACTCGCAGCCCAACAACGATCCCATCGAATCGGGAACGGGGCCGGTGTTTCTGACTGACCTGGATGCCGTTGCGCAGATAATCTACACGACGCTTCGATTGCTGGCCGGCGAGTGGTGGGAGAATCTGACCATCGGGTTCCCGCTATTCCAATCGCTCATCGGCGCAACCGGCTCGCCGAACAGCCAACAGGGAGTGATGTTGCTGATCCAGCAGACAATTCTCGGATGCCCTTATGTGACAAACATCGTCGATTTCAGCTATGTCTTCAACTCGGCAACGATGGCATCAACCTTCACGGCGATTGTCTCAACTGCGTTTGGTAATCTGGTGATAACGAACGCGCCCGGATCGAGCGCACAGGTGACTCCACAATGACCACGCCCGCTTACGTCCCTTGCTATATTGACCCCGTTGCGGGGATGGTGATTCCGTCCTACGCTTCGATCCTTGCGTGGCGCATTTCGCAGTACCGGGCAATATACCCATCTGTTGTCTATCTTGGTACGGACACTGCGAAGTATCAGGAACTATCGATTGACGCGCTTGCGGCCTATGACTGCAATCTGGGATCGCAGCTTGCCTACAACGCCCGGTCACCGATTACAGCCGTTGGAGCCGACTTGGACAGCATCGTCAAGATGAACGGACTGGCGCGACTCTCGGCAACATACTCGACCGCCCCGGAGACGATTACGGGGGTTTCGGGAACCGTTATCACCAACGGACTTGTCACTGACACGCAAGGCAACGTCTGGGCACTGCCCTACACCGTCACAATCCCCTCAGGCGGCTCCGTAGTCGTTTCGGTGACCTGCCAGACGGCGGGAGCCATCCAAGCCGCTGTAGGGGCCATATCGTCCATCTCTGGGGGTGCTACGGCGGGGTGGACTGGGGCAAGCAACCCATCGGCGGCTCTGCCCGGAACCCCAACTGAGGCAGATTCCCAGTTACGCGCCCGCCAAGCCCTCTCTGTGGCCGCTCCGTCGATGACGCGCCTAGCCTCTACCATCGCAGCCATCGCAGCCGTGCCGGGGGTGCTACGCTACGCCACGGGCACTCCTACACCAGGAGGGCCGGAAGCTCCATCGAAAATCCGACCGGAGCAACAGACAGTCCGTGGGGGAACCCGCCACACTCGATTTCTATGGTTGTGGAGGTGGATTCCACGGCGGGCAGCGCGGGACTGCTCAACGTCGCCACGGCCATCTATCAGGAGCGAGGTTTGGGCGTTCTGACCAACCCCGGCTCAAGTGCCGGTTCGCAGAGTGTTCCCGTAACCGACCCATTTACCGGCACGATCACCACGATGGGTTTCCAGACTCCAACCTATGTCCCGATCTATGCGACGATGGTTATTCACGGTTTGACGGGATACACCAGCGCAGTGCTGACGGCCATCCAAGCAGCCATTGTTTCGTATCTCAACAGCCTGCAAATTGGCGAGACAGTCACGTTCTCATCGCTCTACTCTGTCGCGCAGTCGGTGATGCCGAGCCTCACCAATCCTCAATTCTCGATCACGTCTCTTTTCACCGGCATAACCTCGTCTCCATCGGGAACGGCGAACATCACGCTCGATTACTATCAGGTAGCATCTGGCGCGACGGCAAACATCCTAATAAGTGAGGTGTAACCGATGCCTCTCTATGGACAAAGCGGGTACGGATCGGGAAAGTACGGAGTTGCTGACGGTGGGCCGATCTACAGTCTTTCGCTGTACTACTACCTCGCGCTCGTCACGTCCGAATACCGCATGGCGACGAACTTCCTTGCGAATCTCACATCTTCAATCCAGTTATTCGAGGACGTGATGACATGCAATGGATTGATGACTGAGGCGTTCGATCTTGGCAGCGCGGCGGGTGTGCAGCTTGACGTTCTAGGGCAGATTGCAGGCATATCGCGCACAGTAAACTTCCAGCCATCCAATAGCGTCAGTCCAGTTCTGGACGACACGACGTATCGCATTCTCATCCAAGCGACGATTGCGGCGAACCAATGGAAGGGAACGCAGAGTGAGCTTTACCCGATCTGGCAAACGCTCTTCCCCGGCGGTCGCATCGTCATCCAGGATGAGCAGAACATGAGTTGCGTCATCATTCTTTCGGGAGTTTTCACGTCGATTGTGCAAGACCTAATCACGCATGGATACATCGTTCCGAGACCAGAGGGGGTGAACTATTCATATACCTTCTCCACGCTTCCTGTATTCGGAACTGACGAATCTACGGCATTCATCGCGGGTGTGGATGTAGGCCATCTGACATAGTTTAGAATCGAGGTATTATGGCATCGACTGATTTCATCCAATTCAACCCGGCGGCGGTCAATCAGGAGAGCGATGCGCAGTATCTTGCCGACTCGCAGCGGGCGGGTGGATACGGTGTAGACAACACTGTGCCGTCGCCACTTCTCAACAAGTTCAGCTATCAGACTTCCACGTTCTGCGCTGCATTCTGTCAGATGATGGCCGCGAAGGGATACTCGACCAGTGATGCCGATGTGAATGTTCTTGCGGCGGTTCTAGCGAACGTCATCACGGACGCAGACCTTGAGCCGAACGTGATGGTTGTCGGGTACTCCCCAACTCCGGCATTCAGCGCGGCGGATGCCAACGGTTTCCAGATGACGCTTGCGGGGAACATCACAGCGTCTTCAGTCGCCGGGGTGTCGCCGGGCCAACTGATCGCCTTCTACTTCGCGCAGGATGCAACAGGTGGGCGAACGGTAAGTTGGCCATCTGGGTTTGTGGGAGCATTGCAGCCCGACCCGGCT